ACATCATCTGAAACACCCATAATATTATCATCACCATAAGTCATTAAATGAACATTATCTTGAAAAGTTTTAACTTCAGATTTAGGATTAAGTGTATAATACACATAACGCATATATAAAGAATTAACTAAACTATTAATAATAACAGTCAAAGGGTGTCCAGAAGGATTTGATCCATAAAATTCAATCAAATCTCCATTAAAATCAATCAAGGGAAATGCTGTATCTTCAGCAATACCTTGAATGACCTTTAAATCATCATCTAAAAAGCCTGCCTCTTTGCAAATTGCTTTAATAATATCGAACGCTGCTAGAATCATACTAGCAGGCATACGTTTATCAAATTTAGCATAATCACCTGCTACAATTTTATTTTCACCAAAATGGACTAAAAACTTACGTATTTCGTTCCATTCCGGAGATTGAGCAATTGTTCCAGGTGCCGCTTCAAATATAAAGCGATGTGATTGTAACAATTTGGTAAAAGATAAACAATATTTGCGCACTACTACTGACCAATCAATAGGTGCACCAGTGAAAACTCTTGTTTTACCTGCTTCAATTTTCTTGAAAGAGATAGGCTCATCTTTCAAATGAGCACAGAAATTTGGGTAAACACGTTTGCCTTCTTTGTACTTATTTTCAAAGAGTTCAATGCGTTCCATAATCTCATCGTCAAAAGTTACTCCCGCTGGAAAATTCTCCCTAATATCATCTTTAAGAAAATATTTCTTAGATTTCTTGTAAGGATTTCCTGCACTCGATGAACAATTAACACGATCAACAAAAGTAACACCTGGTGCTCCATTTATGGCAGTATATGTATCATACACCATCACTTGTTTAAGAGCTTTTTCAGGTAATTTTCTGAGGATATCATCAATAAAAGCCTTCTTACATTCATCAACAATATTATTATCAATTTCAGTAACAGGATTTACCATATCAAGCAAAGCTGTTCTCCACGGTTTCCAACCATGCATAACGGGGGCACCAACATTAACTTGGTACCCTCGATTCACCATTGCCTCACGAATATATGTGGGACAAACAGAACTTTTATGCGAAGGTCTAAAACCAACAAAAGAACC